CCTGAATATCCCCGCGCGCATAGATGTTGTTGCCGTAGAAGTTGCCGCCGCGATCGAGCAGCCAACCGGCGCCGCCCCAGCCCGACCAGTTCGACGAGTAGATATTGCCGCCGATCTGCGCATTGCCAATAGCCGCGCTGGCGATGTAGGTGGTGACGTTGGAAGTGGTGATTTGGGAAATGGATGCGAACCCCGTCTTGTTTGTGACGTTCGCCCAATCCGCCTTCTTCGCGGCTTCAGCGCTGATCTTGTTCAGTAGCGCCTGTCGATCGGCGTATAGGTTCGACCAATTTGCTCTGAACGTTGTGCCGACAATCGTGGTCGTGACTGCAAGGTTCGCGTCCGTGATCCAGCTCGGGGGTGTCGCGCCGATGGTGTAAGCCGTACCGCCATTCAAGTATGTGCCGAGCGCCTGAAAATCGTTGTCGTAGTTCGTCTTTTCCGTCGTAATTCCGAAGCTGTCTGCCTGGGCGCGAATGCCTGCACGTTCCGCATAAACCTGATCCCACTCCTTACGGATTGACTTTTTCTCAGCAGGTGTGAGCTTGTTGTCCGCGGCGATGCCTGCTAATTCATTCAGGGCTTCCGTTGCGTCGGCTTGTGCTGCGCTGGCTCTTGTTAGCGCAGTGCTTGCGTTTGTAACGAGCGTCGATGCGAGCGTCCCGTCAATTGTTCCAGTTACGTCGCCCGAGAACTCCACGCTAGTGCTGGGGCGGTACGGGTTCTCACCAGAGCCAGTTGCCTTGACCAGCGTACTCTTGATGACGCCGGCTGCATTCACCACCTTGTCGACTGCGCGGTAAGCCTGGACGCCGAAGGTGTAATACTTGTCAGCGGCCACGCCAAACAAGACGAACGCGCGCTTGTTCGCTGGAACGGTATAGACCGTCTCTTCCGCAGGCGTCGTGCCGAATGTGTAGGCTGTTGCCGACGCCGACTGGCGGACAAACACCAGGAAGCCGTCGATGTCGCCTTCGTTGCCGCCCCACGCCCACTCGAAGCTGATGTCCACCGAACCATCTTTCTGCGCAACATGCTCGACAGCCGTGCCATCGGTTGCGATAGCTGGGGCCGCGATCGCGGCGCTGTTGCGGTTATTGCTGGCGTTGAAGTCGGTGACAGCCGTGGCGACATTGGCGGCGGGAACGCCAGCAACGAGCGTACCAGCAGGGGCGCCGACAGTCGCTCCGTTTTCCGGCTTTCCAATGCCCGAAATTTTGTCCCACGGCACACCAGAGCCCGACGAAAGCAGCACGTTCCCGCTGCCGTCCTCGATCGTCAGCGTCCCGCGCAGCGTCAGGCTTTCGCCACCCCAGCGCAGATACGTGCCGCTCGACCCCAGGCGGAATTTCCACGCCCCCGCATCGACGCCCGTCCACATACCCGTCCCGGAGGTATAGGTCGTCGCGGCGCCGCCGATGATCTGGCCCTTGAACCACCCGGTATCCGCATAGACGGTGCCGCGCACGGTCGCGTTGGCGAACTCGGCCCAGCCGCTCGGATGCACGGCCCAGCCCGAGACCCCCGAAACATAGTTCGCCGACTTCAGGATGCCGCCGATCGTGCCATCGCCCGCGGTGAGCTTGGCCGCCGACAGGTTGGCGATCGCCGCATCATCGACCGCCAGCGCCCCGATCTGCCCCTTCTGCGCCACAAACGTGCGCATGAACGCGGCGTCCATGTAGGTGCCGGCCGGGATCTCGACGCCGTTGATTTCGGTTGGCGTGGTGTAGTGCGTGAAAAGCGCCGTCTTAGTGTCGCCCTGCTCTTCAGGGGGTGCGACGTAGAAGCGGTTCGCGCGCACCGCAAAGTCGATCATGCCTTCGGAGCCGTCAGGCGCCTCGGCGGCTAGACCGATGCCGCCCGCAATACCGCCCGCCTGCACCTTGATCGTGTATTGCGCGGACAGGCCGTTGATCGCGGTCGCCTGCGTCTGGATGGCGGAGGTGTTGCCGCCGACGGTCGTGGAAACGGTCGTGATCTGCGTGGCCAGCGCCCCGTCGGCATTAGCCCTAGCCGTAGCCTCGGCCTGCACTGCTGCCTCCGCAGTGGCAAGCGCAGCCGCCGCGGCGCTATCCGCGTAGCCTTCTGCGCTCGTGAGTGTCGCTGCATCGGCGGCTTGATAGTTGGCGACGACGGTCGTGATCTGCGTGGCCAGCGCGCCCGTCTCGGTGGCGCGCGTCTGCGCCTCGGCCTGAATGGCAGCCGTATTGGCTCCGACTTGTGTCGCAAGCAGTGTGCGCGCCTCAGCCTCTGCAGTAATCGCGCCTTCCGCGCTCGTTACGCGCGTCTCGTGGTCGGTGAGCTGCAGCGCATGGGCTGCCACCGCTTCGCCCAGGCTCGCGTAGTCGCCCACCTTCTCCCAGTGAGTCGCGCTCGTCGGCGCATTGCCTGTCGTCTCCTGCTGCGCCCGGTACAGTCCGCTCTCGTAGGTCACGAGGTCGCCCGCGGCGTAGGTCTCGGCCGCATCGTAGGCGGGCGTCTGCGAGATGGTCGCAAGCTCGGCGTTGATCGAATCCACCTGCGCCTGCACGCCAGAAACGCGCGCATTCACGCTACCCGGGCCGATTCCGTCGATCAGGTTGATCCGCTCGCCCAGCGTGCTGTACAGATGCGTTTCCCGGATCTGCCCCTCGATCAATTCGAGCGCATAGCCCACGTCGAGCGCCGTCGCCGCCTGCGCGCCATTGTCCGCCGCTGCATGCCACGGCCCGGTCACGTTCGCCTGTGACACGAAGCGCACCCAGTAGTAGCGCGCCTGCCCCTCGCCGACGTTGTCGACGTACATGGTCGAGCCGCTTTGCCCGATCTGTGCCGCGTCGTTCAGGTTGTTCGTGCTCGAGCGCCAGATCTCCGCGTAGGCGTGGTTGCGGTAGGTCGATGGCGGGCCGTCCCACTCGAGGATGATGTTGCGCACCGCGCCCGAAGCCTTGACGTTTTGCGGCGCCGGCGGAGGCGCAAGGTCTGCAGTTGGGTCGTAGCCGGGCTCTGGCGTGATTCCGTTGGCTGTCGGCGGCTTAAGTCCCAGCACCCCCCCTCGCCCGTCGCCCCGAACCATCTGCACCTTGTCCAGGTCGCGGAAGGTCACCATCGCATCCAAGCCCTGCCCGCGGCGCCCAAGGCGCACCTCGAGCGCCTCCTTCACTGCGCGCGCGAACGCCACCAGATTGTTTTCGTTCGGCGGCGGGATGCTCGGGAGGTTGGTTTGCTCGGCCATGCGTTACGCTCCTGCGAGTTCGGTTTTCGTGCTGCCGACATTCACCGCGTGGATCACGGTTGTGCTGGACACTTCCACCTCGATGTCGCGCGCCTTGTAGCCGGAGGGCAGCCAGAACCCTTCTTTGCCCTGCACGGTCTTGGTCACCTTGAGCGCACCATCGGCCCACAGCTTGAAGGTGACCGGGTAGGTATCGGCCAACACCTGCGCGCAGCCCGGGTTCCACGGTTGCGCGGCCTCGGTGACCGGGCTTTTCCAGACCTGAGTAAGGCTCGCCCCGCCATCGAAGCGCCAGATGGTGTTGCTGTCCTCTTTGACCAGGAACAGGTCGCCGGTGGCCGGATCGCGATAGCCGGCAATCGCGTAGAAGTCGAGGTCGTAGAGGTCAGACGTTGCCAAATTGAAGACGAAGCCGCCTTTGGTGCCGTTCGTGCGCGTGTAAAAGCCCACGTAGCAGCCCTGCCACAGGTAGGCGCGGATCGTGGCCGGGAAGTAGCGCGCATTCCACTCTTCAGGCGAAAGGATCAGCTGCGTCACCACCTGCGCGCCCGAACTGCTCACGCCCACCAGCCCGCTCGGGCCGGCATAAACGGCGCCGGTGCCGGCATCGACCATCGAGCGCGCGGACAGGCAAGCCTCGCCCGACTCGATCTTTTCCAGCATGGCCGAGGCCGGATCAGTGGCGGTCAGCATGTAGGGCGAGCCGGTCGTGCCGATCACGGCCATCTGCCCGAAGGCGGCGCCGGCCACGAAGTCCGCGTCGAGCCCTTTTTCGTACTCGCGCGGCCAGGCGTGCTCCTGGTACTGCTCGGACATGCACAGCCGGTTTCCTGCGCCTGCGACCATGAAGCCATTGGGCATTGAAAAGAGCCCGGCGAGGTTGTCGCGCGGCGCCGTCCAGCGCGGTCGCCCGCCGCCGCTCGGGAGCGTTTCGCCAAGCGCGGTATCGGCAAGCTCATCGACATAGGTAACGGTCGCAAGCGGGACCGTGGCCACGAAGCGGAAGACGCCGAGCGCGTCCGTGCGGTAGATGCGCTTGTAGCCCACATCGAACGCGCCGGTGATCGAGGTCTGCATCGTCACCGTCACGGCGGCGCCCGGGAGCAGGTACTCGACCAAGTGCGGGTCAGAGGGCTCCGATTCGCGCGTCTGATCCGCGGAGAGCAGCGTCACCACATAGGCGCGCGAACCCGCAACGCCCTCCCCGCCCACGGCAACCGCGATGGGGGTTTGCGGCCTGGGGAGCCCAGGATTGATCCACGCGCCCGGGAAGTTGCCTCCGCCCGAGATTGCGCGCACCGAGTCGGTCATGCGCAAGCCCCCTTCGCCCGTCCAGTAGGTGCGCTTTTCGGTCTCGTCGGGAAACGAGCCGCGCACCACATTGACGTCGCCCGGGAACGCAAACCAGGTATCGGGGCCGTAGCGGTAGATCGTCTGAATCGGCTGCGTGCGCCCTGCGACCGCAGCGGCGACCAGTGCACGCAACGGGACGAGCTTTCCGTTCGTGAGTCGCGTGTTCGTCGCCTGTTGCGCCTGGTGCGACTTCAGCAGTCGCGGCGAGACGCGCGGCGCCATGCCACCAAAGAGCTTCCACGAGATCAGCATCGGCGCGCCCCTCAGAAGATCGCCGGCCGCGTGCGCGCCGGGCGCATGCTCTGCCCGCGCTCGCCGTGATTCAGCACTTCAAGCGCCTTGCGGGTGAAGCGCGCCGCATTCACCTCGGCCGCCGCCGGGTTGGTGTAGGGCTTGTCCGACGTCATCTGCAGTGCAGCCTTCGCGCCGGCGGCGATCGCGTGCCGGTGCTCGACCCATAGCGCATCGGGCAGCGTCGTGGCGTCCTCGCTCGGCGCGAACACCAGCGTCACCGCGATCGGGCCAGCCTCGGTATGCACCGCATCGCCGAAGGTGAGCTCCAGATCCTCGGCGTTGAAGGTGTAGTCCTCGATCGGCTGGCCGTCGATGGTCACGGCGCGCACGAGATACACATGCAGCCCGGGCTCCACGTCCAGGCTGTAGCGCTGGCTAGCGATCTGGTAAGGCGCTTGCCTGGCCTTGATGGCGTGCGATGCCTCGCAGTACTCGACTGCAGCCTCGCGGATCTTGGCGCGCGCAAATTCGGCCGGGCAGCCGGGTACGTCCGGCAGGACCAGGTCCAGCCAGAGATCAATGCTCTTGCTCATGGGGGATTACCTGCCAGTGAGGGCCTGGGAGAACAACTTGGCGAGCGCCACGGCGCGGCCGGAATTGACGTGTTCGTCGTCCCGCAGCTCGGCGCGGCCGGCAATGAAGTCGGCGAGCGCCTGGGCGAACTCGTCAGGAACGGGGAGCGCATCGGTGGCAATCAGCGCGCTCAGGTTCATCGAGAACTTGCCGATGAACAGATCCGGGCGCAGCCGGCGCGCCTCGTTGAGCGCCTGGCGACAGAAGGCCAGCAGCTGCGCGTCGGTGTAGCGATCGCCTGCGGCATCGTTCAGAGGGTCACGCGCAAGCGTGATGACGTCAGAAATCAGCATGGCTTAGCGGGCCTCCAGTTGTCGTTGTTTCTCTGCCGAGCCGCGGGAGCTGCCCAGCCAGTAGGCGATCGCCGTCGCAAACGCACCGAGCAGTTGGCCTGCGAGCAGATAGACCACCTCGCGGTTTTCAGAAGGCGTGTCGAGCACGAAGAGTCCGACGCCCATCGCGGCCACCATCAGCGCCAGAACGATCGTGAGCGCCCACGGCATCCAGTGCTCGCGATGCGCCACGCGCGCCTGCTGCACGTCCAGCAGTTGCGCCTCGTACTGCTGCGCGGCGAGTGCGGCCAGCGCTTCGGCGTGGCGCAGCTCCACCTCGCGCAGCTTCACCGCGGCGTTCGGGTCTGCAGCCACAGCGCGCGCAACAGCCGCAGGCGTAGAGTCCGCACCGAAGGCGGCCGCAATCAGCGAGCCCACCGCTCCGCCCGCAGGGCCGCCAAGCGCAACGCCGAGCGCGGGCGCCGCCGATGCGACCGATCGCCCTACCTCTTTCCAGTCCATGTCACACCCCAAACGTCGTGCGCAGCAGGATGCGCGGCCACAGGAACGTCATCGTCATCCATGCCTGCAGGTTCGCGCGGGTCACGGTCTCGATCGCCTCCGACCAGCGGCAGGCGTCCGTGATCGGGCGCTGATGCGCGGCCTTCCAGCGGGCGAGGTCAGTAATCTTTGCGTTCATTGCGCACCTCCGAGTGCGTGCGTGGGGTTTTCCAGCGGCAACCCTCGACCATTGGCTTGGCGCGCGTGCAGCGGTGCGTCCAGGCGGGGTACAGGTACTGGCTTTGCTTGTGCGCGCAGGTACGGCAGCACATGGGCAGTTCGTCGGAGGCCATGTCAGGCACCGAGCAGGTTGGCAGCGATGCGGCGTGCCCAGCCGCGACCCTGCGACGACCACGCGGGCATGTCGGCCATGGCGCGCAGCCGGTGACCGTTGAAGCGCTTGGCAAGCAGCTGCGGGTCGGCCATGCGCACCGCCAGAATTGTTTTGGGGCCGATGATGCCGTCGTCCATTGCGCCGGCTGCGCGCTGCAGCCACTTCGCCGCCTGGCGGTAACCGGAATTCACGGCCGCGTCGAAAAAGTCGAACCGGACGGCGTCCGGCAGATCGTCCGCGCGCCCCCAGTAGTCGGCCCGGTAGATCGCTTTTGCCTCGGCCAGCGTCAGGTTACGGATGTCCATGTGCGGGTAGGCCATGGCGCTCACGCCAAATTTGGTGCCCACCAGCTCGCCAACGCCAATCTTGCCGCTGGCCCAGTTGCCGCGGTCGTTTGGGTCCAGGCTCAGCCCGCCTTCATGCCCGATCAGTCGCTCAAACGCGTGGTCGAAATTCATGTCGCTCTCCGTCACATCAACCCTGCTTTCTTGAGCAGGTACATGCCCACCAGGCCCGCGCACACCAGCAGCACGCGCTCGGCCATGGAGGCGGCCTTGCTCTGCTCCACGTCGCCCTTCTCAAGCTCAAAGACCCGCCCCTCGAGCGAAGTGACGCGCGCATCGACCTTCCCGACCGCGTTAAACGCGCGCTCGAGCGCAGCGGCCGCTTGCGCCTGGCGCTCTTCGACGAGCGCGATCTGCGTGAGCGCGGTCGCCAGATCGCGCATGGCGGTCTTCAGGTCGCCCACGTCGCCGCGCAACTCATCGAGTCGCGCCTCCAGTCGTGCAGCCAGGGTGATGTGGTCGCGGTGCAGCTTGTCGGCAGCGGGCGCTGTGCTCATGGGGGTCGTCCTGTTCATGGGCGTAAAAATGCCGCCTCAAGGGGCGGCGTCGTTGCGGTACTGGCGCGGCATGTGGCGCCGTAAAAGCTCAGATAGGTGGGCGCTCTCGCAGTGATGCGGGTCCCAGAAGAACAGGGCGTCGATCACCCGTCGCGGCCAGTGCCGGCCACGGTCGCGCGACAAGCGGTAGGCGCGGGCGCTCAGGGTTTCGTCGGCGTAGCCCGCAAGCAGGGCGTTGGCGAGCTGGTCGAGGGCGATCAGGATTTGCTTCATGGCGCGCGCCCTTACAGCCCGAGCTTCGCACGCTCCGCCCGACCCCACTGGCGCACCGACTCGATATGCGCGCCGTAGGCCAGGAGCCGCTCCTTTTCGCCGGACTCGAACTGATAGACGCCCAGCGCTGCGCCACCGCCGATGCGCGCGAAGTACATCTCGTCCTCTGCGGTGTAGCGGGCGCGGATCTGGTCCTGCATGCGCTCGGTGATGAGCTGGCAGTGCGGGCTGGCGGCTTTGATCGCCTCGCGCAGCTCGGGCGTCAGAGTGGCGGGGGTCACGGTGTCCGCGATCTGGGCAGGCTGCTCGGGCAGCGTCACGGCATCGGGCACAGCAACATAGGTCACGCCATCCAAGGTGCAAAGTTCAGTGCAGCGAATGTCTTCACCACCTTCGGGGTCAGGCGCATTGTCCGGCACATCGAGCGTGATGACGGTATGCGCGGTGTAGTGCTTGCGGTAGCCGACGATAGAGGTCATGGTTTGTATCCTTCGTGTAGGTCATCATGTGTGAGAACGAATGCGTTTTGCAGGCATGTCCGAGGCGCGATACCGCCGACTCAATGCGACCCCTTTGAACGTCGCGACGAAAATCCCGCAGGCAGCTTTTGCGGATAAAGCGCGCGGCGCGCCAGGTGCGAAACCCCACGAAGTTCGCACCGCGCCCGATGGGCTGCAGCCGGTAGTGGCTGATCTCCAAGCGCAGGCTGCCCAGGTGCTCGGCGATCGCTTGCAGCGTCGCCTCGCCATGCGCGCGGTCATCGACGATCATGATGGCGTCGTCCATGTAGCGGCCGTAGTCGCGCAGGCCCAGGTCGCGCTTGCAGAGATGGTCGAGGCTGTTGAGGGTGACGTTTGCGGCTACCTGGGAGAGCAGATTCCCAATCGGCACGCCTTCGGGCTCCGGGCGCTGCGCAAACATCATGATCAACGCGACAAAGCGCGCGTCCTTGATCCACCGCGTATAGCGCGCCTGCAGCACCGTTCGGTCGATTCGATAGAAGAACTTGCGCACATCAACGTGCAGCAGCCACGCATCGGGCGCAGCCTGCCTCATTGCGTCCTGCAGCCAGTCGGCCGCTTGGTGCGTGCCGCGACCAGTGCGGCACGCAAACGAGGTGGCAATGAACTTGCGCTCAACGATCGGGGTGAGCACGGCATAGACGGCGTGCTGAACCACAAGGTCGCGAAACGCGGGCGCCTCAATCATGCGCGGCTTGGCGCGATCGCGAATGACGAAGCGCTTGCATGGCGCCGGTCGATAGGTGCCGTCCTGTAGCGTCCGAGCAAGCCGGAACATGTTGCGCCCAAGTCGGCGCGTAAAATCGTGAAAGCCGTAGGTGTGCCGCTTTTCCTGCTGCGCCGCCCGCCATGCAGCCATCAGCGCCTCGGGCGTGCAAATCTGCGCGCACAAGCCACCCACGCGCTTCATTGGTCAATCTCCGGTGCGCGGACTTTCGGGGAGCACGCCCCTACCAGAACGCACCCAGCCCGCCCATTTCGCCTCAAGGCGCGACAGCGTCTCCCTCTTTGCCAAATAGCGTGCGCTACGTGTGGCACAAGCAAAGGGTCGGAGGCAAGCCCGACGTTATCGTTCGAGTTGCCGCGCGTGTTGTTGAAGTTACGCGCACCCGGCCCGGCGTTCGACGCGTTGTTCCAGTTGCCGAACGCAATCGGGCACAGCATGTTAAGACGCTGCCGCATCACGCCACCTCCGTTGCAGGCACGGCCTGCTCGGGCGGCGACGGGAATTCTTTGTTGATCCAGCCGCCGATGATGGCGCCGATCTCATCCCACATTGCAGACAGGTAGAGGTACTTCCGGTCCGCTTCGAGTTGATCGTTTTCGATCCTGCCTTTGACTGCGCCGAACAGGCCCAGCTCGAAGGCGAGCCATAGCAGCATGCGAACCTGCTCGTGGCGGATGTCGAGGTTGCCCAGGGTCGTCTTTTTGTGCCAGCGCTTTTGCGCCTCCACGACGAGGTTATAGACGTCCACATACCCGCGCCGCAGCTCCTGCGTCAGTGCGTACTTATGGCAGGCCGGGAAGTGCTGTAGGCGCACCTCCAGCGCTACTCCAAAAAGCACGAGCTTTCGGTGCAGCTTCGATTCGGCATGGCGCGGTTTTTGTGTGGTCATGGGGGTGTGCCGGGCTATCGCCCGGCCCTTTCGCAATTACCGATACGAGGCGGAGGCAAGCCCGACGTAAGCGTACGAGGCGCCGCGCGTGTCGTAGAAGCTACGCGCACCCGGCCCGGCGAGCGACGCGTTGATCCAGTAGCCGAACGCAAGCGGGCACAGCTCATTCGGGCGGTAGTCCCACAGCCCATCCTGGCCG